GGGGAGGTGGAACTGGTAAAAATGCAACGCCACCAGCAAATCCAGCAGCAAACCCTAACAAACCAGCAGAAAAATCAGAACCTAAAGCAGCACCATTAAGATATCCACTTGGCGCCTGGGACACGAAACAAGATTTTATAATGTTTACTGTTCTTAAATACGGTAAAAAGGAGTTTAAGGAAGGGGAACGTATTGGATTTGAACCTCGTAAAAATCTGCCGCCAGACCCTGCTCAACCAACAATAACACTTCCTATTCAAGGTAAAATTACAGATCAAAATTTGGTGAACTGGTCTAATTCACAAGAACTAAATGCCCTCCAGATCGCTGCTGCAGGACTTTCAGAAGGTGTAATGAAAGGCGACGACCAGGCGGTGGCGGCAGCTAACGATGCTGCAGTAAAAGCTAAATTTGCTGCCCGAGATGCTGACGTGAGAAGATCTGTTAATCTTTATTTGGCAGGAAAAGCATCATCAACAACTGGATTGCTATCTCGTATAGAGGGAGCTATTGCCAATCCTAACTTAGAACTCTTGTTTCAAGGACCTGAACTAAGACAGTTTTCGTTTACCTTTTTAATGTCTGCTAGAAGTGAACCAGAAGCAACCGCAATTAGAAAAATCATTCGTGTTTTTAAACAAAATATGGCACCGAACACCACGAAGACCAACATATTTTTAAAGTCTCCTAATATTTTTAAAGTTGAATATAGAACTCCAAGTGGTCTCCACCCTAGCATTAATAGAATCAAAGAATGTGCTCTAACAAATTAACAAGTTGATTATACTCCTGCTGGAACATATTCAACTTATAACGATGCAAAAAAAACTATGACTGCTTATAGTATGATACTGCAGTTTCAAGAACTTGAACCAATATTTGCTGATGAGTATAAGAATGTTAACCTAGATGAGATAGGATTCTAAAAATGGCAGCATATTTTTCTAACGTCCCCAATTTCGATTACATTAGTAGAGGTGCTGATGCAAAAAATATTGGAGACTATATTACAACTAAAAATCTCTTTAAAAGAGTTAAACTTCGTGATGATGTAATCAACACGGTTACATTTTTTACTGATTATGATATTTTTTCAGATGATCGTCCTGACAACGTTGCATATGACGTTTATGAAGATGAAACTCTGGACTGGTTAGTATTACTTGCAAATAATATTATCAATGTTCAAACTGAATGGCCGTTAACACAACTAGCATTTGATGTTTTTCTTACTGAAAAATACGACACGGATGAAAATCTTAACAGTGTGCATCACTATGAGACCAATCAACTGAAAGACGCAAGTGGTAATATCATTGTGCCTCGGGGAATGAGAGTTTCATCTAATTTTTCAATCACATATTTTGATCCTTTAGTTGGCGGAGGAAGTGGTTCACTGCAAACTGCCACAAATATTACATATCCAGTTACAAATCTTGAATACGAAGAGGATCTTCAAGAGAAAAAAAGAAGAATCAGAATCATCAAACCAGAATTTTTGAATTTAGTATTTAATGATATCAATAAGTTAATGCCTTATAAAAAAGGATCCACTCAATATGTGAGTAGATCCTTGAAGCGTGGTGAAAACCTAAGAATATTTACAATCTAATCAACCACCATTTTCAACTTCACAACCTGCGATTGCACCTGTCACGACTCCAACAGGTATTGACCAAACCATTGCATCTGGTTTAGATAGTCCAGCAGCAATGCCACCTCCTAGAATACCTCCAAGAATAGATCCTCTGGTACAGTTACGATTTCGAGGACGATCTGAAGTGCGATTTTGATGTTCTGGAGGTGATGTATGATAAGTAACTCTTTCACAGGGAACTTTTACTTCATCATAATACTGTTTAACATACCCAGGATTACTCACGGTGCCAGGGACATATTCTTCACGATACACTTTTTTAACACAACTTTGAGATGATGACCATCCAGGTTGAGAATAAGTGTGTCTATGATCTGCCAGGGCAGCGGTTGGCATTAATGCCAAGAGAGTTGCTAGAAGGAGTTTCATCAGGATTCTGCGAGACGTTGAAAGTAACTAAGAGCATCATCTTCATCCTCATCATCAGATGATGTTTGTTGAACTGGAGTTGGTGATTTACTCTTACGGAAAGAGTTTTCCAGTTCCTCTAGAACATTATCTTCCTGAGTTTTAGTTTCCACAAACTCCTCATAACTATCTTCCTCAGTAACCTGAGAAGAATAAGAAGTCTTGTTACCTAGAACATAATCAAGACGCTTTTTCAGCACTTCATAGTCCTTGAACTGATCAGGAGCAACTACTGCAGCAAGAGAAAACTCTTTCTTCCAAATTGCTTCCATAGCATCATCGTCATCTAAGAGAACATTAGAAGACTCAAACTCAGATTTATCATAGTTCCAATAACCATCGACCTTACGAATCTTCAGTTTGAAGTTAGCACCACCCCAGAAGTCAAAGGGATTGATTGGAGTTTCATCTTCAAACTCAGGTTGCATGGCAGCCATGACTTTATCGAAGATCTTTTTACCATACTTGAACAAGAAGACTTTTCCCTCATTCTGAGGGTTAACAGGATCCTTTACAACATAAACATTGGAGTAGTAAGACAGTTTACGCTTCTGTTTGCGAACCGTTTCCTTATCTTTATCACTGCCACTGTTCCACAGTTCACGATTGTATTCTGAAACAGGATCCTTTTGATTGAGAGTGGTCAGAGAGTTCTCAATATACCAACCACCAGAACCTTGGAAAGCATGTGAATAGATCTTTGCCCAGGGAAGATCTTCACCTTCTGGTGCAGGAAGAAAACGAATCACAGCAAAACCATTACCAGTTTTATCTAGTTCAGGTTTCCAAAGGCGATCATCCACAGAGGATGACACGCTGTTCATTTTTTCAACTTCTTTGACAAGTTTAGAAGTCAAAGAACCTAGAGAAGATTGCTTTTTAAGATCGGAAAAAGAAGACATAGGATTACCTCGGATTTGTACGTATTTGGCTTTTGTGTACCCGTTTATTCTACAGGTCTGACTCTGCTTTGTCAATCTGTTCCTTCATCAAGGTAATCATGGACTCCATGTTTTTAAACAGAGTGTTCATGTCAGATCCTTTTTGAAGACCCATCATTTCAGCAGTTGACAGAATCTGATTCTTCATTTGAACAGCTTCTGGATCATCAGAAAGAGATATGCGAGCATATAGAATTTTCTGCACTCCCAGAAGTTCTTGAAGCATTTCAATGTGCTCAAGTTTATCTTCCTTGTTCATACGATAGAAGGAAAAGACACTTTTGTAAATGTCTTCTTGAAGTTCAGAAATCTTTGCCATTTCTGATCTTACAATCTCGGAGTTAAAAAATCCCATTAGTTTTCTACAACAATCTCCTTTAATGTTTTTTTAAAACGGAATACATCTATATGTAGGAAGGGCGAATATTTCTTCATTTTTAAACTTACGGTTTCCCACACTGGATCGGAAAGTTTCTTATCAAAGTCATTCCCGAACAGGAATATTCTATCATAGATCACCATGGTTTCTAGGCTAATTTTCCCGCTCAGGAACTTTCTTAATACTGGTGGATGTCCTTTAGAGCAATCAAAAATATCATCTACTTTGTTCTCTAAAAACAAACTTGTAGATTCATCTTTGAACAAGTATAAAAGAGATTGAACTTTTTTTTGCCACTCTTTGTAGTTCGTTTCTCCGTTACGAATGATGTCTCCAATCCATAAGGATTGTGGATCAGTGCAACACACAAAGTTAGCGATGAAAAACTCTATGATTTCTTTATCATTTTTTTGTCTAGAGAGTTTTTCAAACCAAAATCGATCCTTTCTTTTATAGAAAGATTGCACGGTCGCACGACTCTTGCCACAATACTTGTGGTAATCGTAGTTCTTGCGAGTGAAATGATTTTTTAGTGAGAGATATGTTTTGTAAGTGTCAAAGGGTCCCACTTTAAGCATGATTTAGAATACAAGTTTTGCACGAGAAGTTCTCTTGAGAAAGTTAAGATCAATCGCATTTGATTTAATCTTCTCTTTCAATGGTTTAGAGATTAACTTCGGTACAGATTCTAACTCAATATTGTTTTTTTCGCAAAAGAAAATAATCGCGTCAATATAATTCATTTCAATATTGGTTTTAACGATTAACTCAATTTCTTGAGCGAACTTAGTAGGACAAAAGAACTTGTTCCCTAAAGCTTTTTCTAATTCATTTTCCATATTGTTCCAGTTTATCCCCAACAAACTTTCTAATGTATTGGGTAAGTAGTTTGATATACTTTGATTTGTTTCGTTCTTCATAGACAACACATTCTCCATTTTCACATGACATTAAAATAACAAGTTTTTTCACTGGGACACCAGTCAGTTCATAGAACATACAACCGTATGCCATTGCTTGCACAAAATAGTGTTCAATCCATTCCTTTGGTTTAGGTTTTTTAGATGTTTTAAAGTCTATGATTGAAAGTTCTCCATCATAGTCAGCAATGCAATCGACCGTGCCTGCGACACCCAACTGCTTGCTATAAAGAGATCCTTCGAGAGCACGTATGTTATTTATCTTATGAAGTTCTGGCTTTGCAATCTTGAATAGAAACTCAGATAAAGGTTGAACTACAGGAAGATCACGATTGTAGAGATAGTTCTCTACAAGGGTATGCATATCTGTTCCACGACTTGTCGCTGCTTTTGTAATGCGATCTGCCTCTTGTTCACCAACCCTTTTACGCCAGTTAACAAAGATTTCTTTATTAATATTACTAGTAATAGA